CCCTTGGGGCAATAAGCTGCCGGTTACTTTCCTGACTTCTACCAGAAAGTTCAGCTACGGCTTGGTCCAGAAAGAGCTTGACGAAGCTGACGAGACGCATTTGGCAGTACGTCACTGGAATATCATTGACGTAACCCAGCCTTGCTTGCCAGAAAGACACCAGCCTGAGAAGCCGAAGGAAAAACTTTGGGTTTATGATGAGGAGATTCGTCACGTCACTGACGCTGAATATCAAAACCTAGATCCTGAAATTCAGAAGGACTTCGTTCAGCACGAAGGATATGCTGGCTGTGCCAAGTGTCCATTGTTTGCGGCTTGTAAAGGCCAGTTGGCGACCAAGCAGTTCTGCAAGTCAAAGCTCCTGAAGCCCATTGAGCACACTATCAATCTCTTTAGATCGGCAAGTATTGGTTCGGCAAATGCTCAGTTGCTTTGCAGAAAGCCCGATACCAGCGGTTTGATATATCCTTACCTAGATAAGATCGGACATATGAAAACGGCAGCGGAGATCATGGCAATGGTCTCAACCGATGCTACTAATATCAAAACGAAAGCAGAACTAATCAGTTGGTTCTTGTCAAATGGAGCAAACTTTTACTCTGGTATGGACTTTGGCTTTACTCACGACTTTGCTGTTGTGACTGGCGCTGTCTGGGGCAACTACCTCTTTGTATTAGATTGCATTGGTATAGCAAATCTAGAACTAGACGACAAGATCCAAGCTTGTGAAAAACTGCGCTATATCAATCCTATCATTTTTGGAGACCCAGAGAGCCCTTCAGATATAGAGACTTTTCGTAAAAAAGGCAAGTTCAGGATGCGGAAGTGGGTCAAGGGGCCGGGATCTGTCAAGGCAGGCATTGAGACTATCAGATCCAAGCTACGTCCTGCAATCGGTAAGCCAACCATGTTTTTCTTGAAAGACGATTTAGGCGTTGCCGCATTGGTTGAGCAGTTATCAAAATACCACTTCAAGCTGGACGCTGCCGGTAATGTTACGGACGAACCTGCAAAAGAGAATGACGACAGGGCCGATGCTTGCCGATACTTAGTCATGAATGTCTTTAACAATAAAGGCAAGATCATTGCTTCGTTTGAAGGGAACAATGCCATTGGGAAGACAGTTCATCTTACGGACGAGCAGGCACGCAATAGCGAAATGCTAGATATTGTTCGTAACTATCTTGACAATTCGTCAGATACGACAACCGCTGAGGAAGACGAGCCCAAAGAGAAGAAATCCAAGTTCGTTTTTGATATATAACTACCCTTAATCTTTAATCAAAACCTTTCGAGGAATCCAAACTAATGGACGCCACACTCAATATTATATCAAAACTGATTGCTTTTACCGATGGGTCTTTTAGCTCGAATCCGAGATTGCGGGCTTTTGACTGGTATCGTGATGCGTCTGGAATTTCGGTTTCCGATCCAAAGTCCGAAGCCCACGCAATTCCGGTTGGAACATCCAAGCTCATTTTTAACGGGACTCGATCTACTACCATTGACGGAACGACTGCTTTTTCGATTGGCGTTTCTCCAGCAGATCCGAGTATTTATAGAATTACCTATACTTCCGGTACGGCTCCCGGCTTTAGAACCAACCGAAATCTAAACCTAGCTGGAGTTGCAGTCACGTTTGCTGTTAATAGTAACAATACTGTAACAATATCCGTTCCGGTAGGCCCAGATTTTACCGGAGTACAGGTTAACGACACTGTATTCGTGCCAAATACCGAGACAGGAGACCTCCCGAACGTCCTCGCCCACCTAAATAGCGGGTTTTGGAAGGTTTTGGCCGTAACAGACAGCCGTCATATCATAGTTTCTAGACCTATTGGCACGGATTTTGAAGGAACGTCGGAGACGCAAACGTTAGCCGGTAGCTCACAACTTCAGGCTTACGGCTCAACCGGTGTTCAAGAGGGAGATCGGCTGGAAATCACTGCCGGGTTCGCTCAAGTCACGAGACAGGCGTTCGTAGTCAAGACCGTAACTGCTAATTTTGTAGAGTTTGTATCTACTGCCCCTCTTCCGGCAGAGTCAGTTATTTCCCCTACAGCTTCTGGCATGAACTTCTATACTGAATCCAAGCGGTTGATATACGTAGAGTGCGATCAGGACTGTGTTGTCCAGCTAAACGGCGATACTTCGGAGTTCCAAAAAGTAACTCCTATCGAAGTTGGTAATCCAGATCTACCCGGAATGTTCCTGAAATGGGGACCAGCTTGGTCTTTGACTATTGTCAATAAATCAACTTCAACCCTTAATGTTCTAGTTATTCACGCTGAATAAAGGTTGCGTATTCCTATGGGCCTTAAGAAAAATGACAACCCTCTTCTGAAGACTTTAATTGAGTCTATGGAAGAGACCGCTCCGGTAGAAAAGAAAAAGAAATCTACCATATCGATGGATATGACTAACCCTTTTCCTGAACTATCAAAAAAGGAAATGGATGCATATCAAAAGAAGATCGAGAACGAAAATCCTTTGGTGAAGTCTGTTCTGAACCTACTGAACGGACCCGGCCAGACAATCGAAAGACTTGCTTTTGAGCAAGACCCGGACCAGCACAACCAATACTTATCAATTTACAAGACAAAGATCAAACTTCTGTCTGATGATATCCTAAAACGGATTGCAATACAAGACGATCTTGTTGCCAGCATCGTTCAGGCTCGTGGCTCAATGATGTCTTCGTTTGGTCGTCCGCAACCAGACAGATTCAGTACCGGATATAAAATCGAGCCAATGCCCGGACTTATTGATAAAATGTCGCTTGACGAAAAGAAAGCGCTTCAGAAACGTATCGCTAAATGCGAATCGGCTCTTTTGACCTGCGGTACGACGAACGGTTGGAAAGACTCCGAGTCTTTGGATTTTGGTCAGTTTTTGTACATGTCAGCCCGCGATGCTGTAACTTTTGGCCGAATCGCCACCGAAGTGGTTTATTCGGGGCCAGAAAACCAGAAGAAATTCCACAGCTTTCGGCCTATCGACGCAGGAACGATCTATCGTGCTGCACCTCAGAAAAACCAAGTGTCGGCTGTTCGAAAGAACGCCCTTGCCTTGCTTGAAAAGCTCAAGAACAAGAAACTGGTTCCAGAGAGATTTGCCAACGACGAGTATGACTGGGTACAAGTAATCCACACCCAGCCCCGTCAAGCATTCACTGCGGAGGAATGCTTAGTTCATAACTTCTATCCTACTACTAACATTGAGCTAAATGGCTATCCGATTACGCCACTAGACACTGCCATCACGGCGGTGTTGACTCATATCAATATTGCTACACATAATAAGCTCTATTTCCAGTCTGGCCGTGCGGCTAGAGGCATGGTCGTAATCCGATCGGACGATGTTGATAAGCAGACAGTAGCAGCTATTCGCCAGCAATTCAATGCTTCCATCAATTCCGTCACTAATAGTTGGCGAATGCCTATTTTTGGCGTTGGCCAAGACGACGAAATCAATTGGATGCCTATCGACAATTCGTCCCGAGATATGGAGTTCCAATATCTCTCTGACTCAAATGCCCGTACCATCCTGAGTGCGTTTCAGATGAGTCCCGACGAACTTCCGGGTTGGAGCCATCTATCCAGAGGTACAAACAGTCAGGCTTTATCAGAATCCAACACGGAATACCTGTTGACGGCCCACAGAGATGTAGGTTTGCGTCCTATGTTGGCCCATTTCCAGAACTTTATCAATCAAAGAATTCTCCCGCTGATTGATCCTGAAATTTCAACCCTTTGCTCTTTCAAGTTTGTTGGCCTTGACGCTGAAACTGCCGAGAAAGAAGCCGCCAGAATCGGCGCTGAAGTCAACCTTCACTTAACATTAGATGAAATCCTAGAAAAAGTCCAGAAAGAGCCTCTTGGTCGTACTCTTGGTGGCAAATTCCCGTTGAATCCTAGCTGGCAAAACGCAGTGGCACCGTATTTGCATGTTGGATACATCAGAGAGCACCTGTTTGGTATCAAAGACGGATCAAAGGACCCTGAATTTGCTTATGTTCGCGACCCAATGTGGTTCCAATGGCAACAGTTGCAAATGCAAGCCCAGCAAATGCAACAGCAGGCACAACAACAGCAGACACAGCCCGGCCAGCCACAGGAAGCCCAGCCTCAAGAAGGACCAAAGAACCCAAAGAAGACTCAGCAGGAAGAACCAGAGTCGGAACTGGCTAGATCTATCGATCAAGCAGCGGGTCTTTTAGCAAAGAAAGAGATACAACTCAGTCCAGCCCATAAGCAAGTTCTCGACCAACAGAAGAAAACTATTCAGCACTTCTTAGACGGCTGGGAAAAAGACTCGAAAGAAGCCATTGCTGAAATAATGGCTACTGCCAAGTTCTTTTCTACAAAGAAAAAGCAATAACCAATGGCAAAATTGTCACCAAAGGCAGTAGCTCGTATAGAAGAAGCCGTGGAAAAGCTCTTTGTTAGGGCAAAATCCCGGTTTATGGGGGGTATTCCTCCCGGTGCGCCCAAGCATCTTATCATTAGTATTGCCAAAGGTCTATCAATCCCCGGTGTTTTTCAACAAGCCGCCAGAGCCGAAGGCGTTTTGCCCAACGAGGACCTTCAGTCAACTGTAACAAAAATCGGATTGAACTATCTTGATGCTATCAAAGAACGTGCCAAAGCCAGAACTGTACAATCGGTTCAGGCGTTCCTGACAGACGCTCAGAAGAAAGGTGTCGATACAGATGTAGAAACCGTACTGGGTGGGCAAATTGCCGATCTATGGGGTAGCATAACCAGTGATGTGAAGAAAATCGTCGAATCTGAAACCACCGCTGCAAAGAATATATCAATAACTGACGCTATATCAAAGATAAATGCCTCCGCTGGCATTAACGACCCGATCGTTTTCTTTATAATCGTTAAAGACGGTGAGGCGTGCGAAGAATGTGTGCGTCTCCATACGATGAACGGCAAGACACCCCGACTTTGGAAAATGTCAGAAATAGGTTCTGGCTATCACAAGAAGGGCGACGATAGTCCGAAGGCGACAGGATTACACCCTCACTGCCGTTGTCAGATGGCATCTCTAATGCCCGGGTATGGCTTCGATTCCGACGGAAGAATAACCTATATATCTCAAGGTTGGGATGAACTCAAGAACCAAAGAGGATCGTAATGGCCTACTCACTTAAAGCTATAACAAAAGACTGTAAGGGTATGATTCTTGACGGCATTGCAGCGTCTTCTCATATCGACTCTTCTGGAGAAATCCTCGATATCGAAGGCTGCGACATTTCTTCTGTTGAAGAAGGTCTGGCTACCTGTAACTGGGAACACAAGTCAGATAGCCCTACCGACACCGTAGGCAGAATCATTTACGGCAAGAAAATCTTTTCAGCCGATGACTGCGAAGACGAAAGACAGCTTTTCTATTGGAAAAAGTCCGGAGTGCCTCTAATTTACATTGTGGTAGAGCTTATGGATCAGGACGGCCACAAAGGGGCTGCCGATCTTGCTGGAATCATTAGGCACTACTCAGACAGGAAGTTGCCCATTCTTGCCCGATACTCTATTGAAGGCTCCACTCTAAACAGAGAAGGCAACAAGCTAAAGAGCAGCATCTTCAAGAAATGTGCCATTACCCTTACTCCTTGTAACAAAGACGCCACGTCCGGATTAATATACGATCCTCAAGCCAAAGACGAGGCTGACGATTCGCTGAAGAGCCTTGTTGGAAAGATTGATAAAGTAGAGGGTACTTCAGAGTTTGCAAAACTGGGAGGTTCAGTCGAGGTTGAATTCAACCCGTTTGTAGATCCTGCCAACCCGGAAGGCTCTTTAAACAAAGCCGACCTGAAAGAACTTACACAAAAAGTACAGGAAAACAAAGCTCGACTCAATGCCAGAATCAACGATTTGGTCCAAAATACTAATGGCTCTGTCTGGAAGCACAAGAACGGTCATGTCGTAGTTGCTCTTGATCCACACAACAGAGACCAATGGCGGGCTACCTATATCGATAAAGACAACCAGCCCACAGGCCATGATGTTAGCAAAACCCATGCCGGTGCTTTGCAGTTTGCTGCCGAAATGAGAGCCGATCTGTTTGGGGAGCCTTTGAAGTCTTTAAAAAAAAATGAAGACATAGATTTAATCAAAGCCATGACTGCTGGTGGTGGTATGGGAGCCCCATCGACCCTAACAGGAGGCGCTGCTCTAAGTAGAGAGTCCGTTGAAGAGAATAGCAAAAAGAAGATCAAGAAGCTATTCAAAGACATTTTTGAGAAATGGGACGGCGATGGCGACTTCAAGGCATTTGCCAAGGCCAAGCTGCCAGATGTCAGCGCCAAGTTCTTGAGCACGTTCTCAGATCATCTCGACGAATACAAAGTCAAGCTAAAGAAACAGCAAACATTAAATACGTTCCAAGAACTATCAAAACGGTTTGAGTTCTTTACCGACCTGCTAAAGCAAGAGATTCCTACACCATTCGAGACTTCGTTTCAAGGCAAGAAGATACGTCCCGGCTATGGAGAAGTGAACGGTAGTCGTGTCGCCATTCTAGGCAGTGACGACACCCATCATTTCCATGTTCCCTTGGACAAGAAACACTCTTGGTCTGATACGGATATTCAAAAGACGCCAAAAGACAAGATGTTTGTCACACAACCTTTGGTCCAGCTTGAAGAGCCACACAGGATCGGCGTAGAACATGCGAAGATTGTACATCCATCCATGGCTAAAGACATTGAAGGGCTGGATCTCAATCCGAAGAACGGTCTGAATGGACAGTTTGGCGAAGAGGGCTCAAACAAAGAAGCGTTCTGGACCAAACACAAAGGCAAAACATACTTTGTGAAACCGGACCACTGGCCAGACGGCGATATGGGAGAAGCCCACCGAGAAGGGGCTTTCCATATTCTAGGCAAAGATTTCTTCGGTATTGATAAACATTTGTTGCCAACAGCCCATGTCATTAATCCAATGACTGGTGAGCAGACGGCTATTGTTGAGCACGATCCAGAAGGTCGGCACGCCAATCCAGACGAACAAGAAGATATCAATGCATTGCACAATCTAGGCCGTGACGGCGTTCTTGAAAAGCTGGGCTTGGTCGATATGATCACTGGCAATGCCGATAGACACGATGGAAACTATCTCCTCAATGATAGCGGCGGTATCAAGCTTATTGATCATGGCCTCGCTTTTGATAGTTATCATGGCGAACCGACTGTGTATCCAGACTACCTTTCGCAATACGAAGCTATAAGAGAAAACCAAGGGTTAAGTCCAGACGAACCTCTTAATCCACAGACAATTCAATGGATTAACAGTCTGGATCCAGAGCAAATGGCAAAGAAGATGCTGGATCTTGGAATACCACACAAATACGTAGCAGAGAGTGCCGATAGACTTCAGGCATTAAAGCAATATGCCAATTCTCCGAACCCTACCCGGAAGAATGCTTACACGAGCCCGTTCCATTTCAAGCTGGACTAAACCATGATCTCAAATATCTTTTATGTTTATAGCGTCTTTCCTAAAGAAGACAAGCTGGATCGACGGTTTCTGGGTAAGTTTTTGCTGGATTCCGAAGGCGATCTCCATGTTCTGGAAGACCATTACAAGAAGCTAGCCAGATTGGAAACAGACGACTCAGATCTTGCTGCCCGAAAGATACAATCATTACAGGATTCAATGTATACAGAAGTGGTTTGTCTGCAAGACATTGTTGATGGTAAGCGTCCGGACCTGATCCAAGAGACTGAATCCCAACCAAAAGATACTGGCCCAAATGTATCAGAATACGAGTATCATAGAATCGGTCTGGAATCGCCCCAAACACTAAGATTCGAAAATGGTCAAGCTTTTCTTGACGGCCACCCCATAAGTGATATAGAGTTGGACAAACTAATGGAAAACGTGCAATCCCAAAAGGCCCATCTTGATCGAAAAGAAGTCAAGAGCGAATTGGAAAAAAAGGAAGAGCTTTTCCGTTCTCTGGCTAAAGCCGATCCCAGCTTGGCGGAGGCGTTGAGTCACATACGCATGGCCGTCAAAGACGGCTCTATGCACCCAGACGTTCTCAAGACAATCACTGGACATATCTTTAAAGATACCATGATTCCTTCCATGGGCAACAAAAAGGCCTATCAGGACTTTCTTTCCAGACCGAAACAGGGCGTACATGTTCATCTTGACGCTAATGATTTCGGCTCAATCAACAAGGTTCACGGATTTGAAATTGGCGATCAGGCCATCAAAGCATACGGCACCGCAATCAGGAATGCCCTTGACGAATCGGTAGGCAGAGCAAACGCAAAGGCTTTCCGAGTTGGTGGTGACGAGATTTTTGTACATGTGCCTTCGCACGAACATGCAGCTCGTTTTGTTAGAGCGGTAAAGAAGCACTTTGCAAAGATTGCGCCAATAAACGGAACTCATCAGGTTTCGGCGTCTATTGGCGTAGGCGAAGATCCCAAGACGGCAGAGCACGCCTTGATACAGGCCAAAACCATGAAAAAGGCTTCGGCTTATAAACTCGGGGAAGCAAAGACTCATGCCTACTCAGCCGTTAAAGGCCAAGAAGGGCATCTGTCAGTCGATTAGGCATTCAAATACACCGGCCTCTAACGCTCTTTTCAGAGATTCCGGGTTTGATATCAAAATATCGCCAGCATAGATTGTGACGTTGTTGACCGTCATATCAATACTTTTAATGATAGTGTAAGACTCCCTAGCTGGGAATCCATTATTGCTGCATAGCCAAACGCCGTCTTGTACGGAATCGTCTATAAAAACAAGAGCGATTTGATTAGAACCCTGTGTAAACACGATCTCAGAATCAACAAAACTGTTAAGGTAGTCGCCGGTAATGATATCGTCAATCACCTAACCTAGATTAGGGGAAATATCAAAAAACAAATACGAGGACAACGTTAGGCTGCAAAAGTAGCTCGTTTAGCGAGTCGCTATTGCAAGCTATTGTCAATATTGACTTTTGCCGAAGGATTTTTCTTTGCCAGTCCGGATCTGTTAGCTGAAAATAGTTTTCTTGTCGCCCTGTGAAGTCAAATTTATATATGCCATCGAAAAGACCTTCGCATATATTTATGCTTATGTCCTTCCGTCGCCAGCTTTTGGAAAGCTTAATTCCTTGCATTTCTGACTACCCTGCCAACTGTAGCAAAGCCTATTCCGGTTTTAGATGCTATCTCGCGATAGGTCAGGCCAAGCTCTTTTACTGTAGAAGTCCTTTACTTCTAGGACCAGAAAGCACCCATACGACACTGTTTAGTTTGCAGGGTCACTTTGCAGCCGCAAGGACTTCTGAAAAGGTCCAGATACGCCCAGTTCCGTTGTCGTTGATTTGATACCCGCGTTCGCCGCAAGCATAAGGCATAGGCTTGGAGAAATCTGGCAAAACCGTCAAGCCAATCAAGAAGATGCCCCTTGCAGCAAGGATTTTCATGGTTTTGCGATTGAAGTCGTTCATTCTTATCTCCAAGTGCGGCTGTTTATAGCAAACTTATTGATATGGTGTCAATACCAACAAACGCCTAGATTTCTTTTAGCCAGTTTTACTACCTGAACTGTAAAATCACTCATCTCACCAACCTCAAATAATCATCGAAATTAACTTCGATGTGGCTTTTCAAACCATCCAAACTGTCGATTGTAATGTTTGGTTGATCGTTCGCTGAGCTGGTGATTGCTATGCAATGACCTGATTTAGTTCGGTAAGCCCATGTTCGGTTGAACTTTGCGTTTTCAAGGTTTGCGTTTTCAAGGTTTGCACCAGTCAGGTTTGCATAAGACAGGTTTGCACCAGTCAGTTTTGCATCATATAGGTTTGCATTTTCAAGGTTTGCACCAGTCAGGTTTGCACCAGTCAGGTTTGCACCAGTCAGTTTTGCACCATATAGGTTTGCATCAGTCAGGTTTGCATTTACAAGGTTTGCATCAGTCAGGCTTGTGCCAATCAGTTTTGCATCATATAGGTTTGCATTTTCAAGGTTTGCACCAGTCAGGTTTGCACCAGTCAGGTTTGCACCAGTC